CGACTTTCCCCCCCTTGAAAATGGGGCCTCCCCCCCCTGCCGCTCGGCGGCCTGCTGCGTGGCGCGCACGTCGTAGCTGACGGGCGGATAGTAGAGGGGGAGCAGGTCGGCGTAGGTCATAACAGGGTCATCTCAAACGTGCCTAATGCCAGCCATTGGATGTGCGGGGTGATGGTGGCGTTTTGGTTGGCAGACGGGCTGACCAAAACGCGGTCGCGCACGCCCGGGGTGTCGCTAATCAGTGCCTCGATATGGCTTTTATAGACGGTGTCGCCCGGCTTGATGGTTGCAAAATAAGCCGACAAAGCGCGGGCGGCGGCATCCTTAACCGCAGACAGGGTGTAGCCGTCGGCCAGCGATACGCGCACCGATATATTGAGCGGCACACGCTGCGGCGCCATCACCTGCACGTTTTTGGCGGTGACCGGGCGGCGTTCGTCGATATACTGCTGTACGGCACGCACCACATCGGGTGACGGCAGGCCGGAAGCGGTGAGGATGGCCACGTCCACCGTGCCCAAGCCGCGGCGCAGCGGGTACACAAAGGCCGCCTCCACTCCCGGTACGTCCATTGCCCAGCGGTAATAGTCGTAGGCATTGCCGCCGGCGGGCGGTTGGCGTAAGCGCGACAGCAGCCTGTCTAACAGCGCGGTATCACTCTCGATATCGGTGCCGCCCACCATGCTGGTGAGCACGGCATCTGCCTCAATGCCGGCAGGCGGGCTTTGCAGTTTGGCCGGAGTGTTGTCAGGCTGATTACCGGTGGCGCCGGTGCTCAGGCAATGGCAGGCCAACACAGCCTGCCCGCTGCCGTCGGTTTGGCCGGCAGCAGTGGTTTGGTAGGCAATGTCGCCCACTTGGGCCACCAGCCCGGCAGGCAGAACGGTATTGGGCGCGCCGCTGATGCGGATGCTGCCCGCCGCTGCGGCAGCCGCTTTGCGCCAAATGCGGTACATGGCGCAATGGCGCTCCAAATAGGCGGTGTCCGCCGTATCGGCAAACACCTGCCGCAAAATCCACTCTTGATGCTGGTATTGCCCCTCGGCCAGTGCGGCCAAAGCGGTGGCGCGGGCGTAATTGTCGCTGCCGGGATGGGTGTGGGCAGCAGGCTGTTGGTTGCTCAAATCACGCAGGTAGTCGCTGCGCAATTGCTCAAAGTTTTTGGTTTTCATGCCAGCCGCACCTCATGGATTAAGGATAGATTCCGGCCGCTCATGTCTTCCCCGTCAATATCCAGCCGCAGCCAGCCGCGCCGTGCCAAAGAGGTGGCCACATTGATGTGGCGGGCGCGGCGGGTATCCAAAATCGGCTGCAGGGCCTGCTCGGCATACTGCTTGGCCAGCACGGCGATGCGCGGCAGGTCTTTCATGCGGCGCAATTCGTGCAGGCGGCTGCCCAGTGCAGGTTCGGCCCAGTAGCTGCCCAGCGGGGTAACCAGCCGCACATAGACTTCGTTTTCGATGCCTTGCGCGGATTGGTTGAGCAGGTAGTCGCCGGTGGCAGGGTTAAGTAAAGCGTCCATAACCGCATTATGGGTTATGGACGCCGGGGAAACTGCTTGAGTGGCTTCAGAGGGTAGTCTAAATAGGGGCGCCGGTGGTACCGCCGCTGTCGCCGGGGTGGGTATGCGCTACCAGTGATTTACCCGAGGCCACCACGTCGCCGTCGGTGGTGTAGCTGCCGCCGGTTTGGCGTACATCGCCCTCGAAGCTGGCGCCGCTGCCGCCTTTAACCGCCATGCCGCCGTTGCCGTTGATTTGCCCGGCGGCGGTAATCTGCTCGCTGCAATCCACATTGGGTGCGTCGATATTGACCCCGCCGGGTGCTTTGATGTTGAGCACTTGGCAATCGATATCGATGATGCGGCCTTTTTTCAGCACAATTTTGGCACCGTCGGCGTTGTACACCGCAGTCTCGCCCTCTTGCAGGTTGGTGATGCGGTAGGCACCGTTGCAGGTATTGACGACGATGCCGTGGCTGGTCTGGCCGCCCAGCGGTAGCACGATGCAATCAGAGCCAGCAGGCGGATGGCCGGTGAAACCAAACTGCTCGGCGTGTTCCAGCGCCTGCACCGTTTCGCCGTCCAGCCCCTCAATCTGTGTACGCTGCACACCGCCTCCGGCATCGGTGCGGGCGATTTTGCCCCTGAATGCCTGCCGGATGCCGCCCAGCATCCGCTTGATGCGGCCGTCTACTTGTTTAGCGTCCATTTATTGTCCTTAAATAACCTGTAATTCCCGTGCCTGACGGCCTTTCCGTTCACCGCTGCGGCGTTTGCGACTGCCCCTGCGGCGGCCTTTGCCGCCTTGGCCTTTGTTGTTTTTCGGCGGTTTGGCCTCGGGTATCCACGCCTTATCCTCTTTGAGGGTGAGGATGGTTTGCGTGGGCTTGCCGCGCCCGCCCACAAATTTGCGCGCCATCAGGAAATAGATACCGTCCAGCCCGTCCGGCTCGCTCAATACTTGCAGGCGCTGGCCGGGCTGCCACAGCACGCCGTCGTCGTTGCGGTGGCCCTGCACGGTGGCGGTGATGGTAAGGCCGTCCAATTTGCTGTCGCCCAGCCGTTTTTTCGCCTTGCGCTCGGCGGCGGCTTGGTTGTCCACATCCGCCTCCACGATAATCAGTGGGCGGTGCACCTTGACCGTGTCGTCTTTTACCGTGGCGCGCAGGTTGTGCTTGCCGCTGTGGCTCTGCCCCAGCACGGTAATCTCGCTGAAGCGCTGCGAAAAATCGCGCTCCACCTGCAACTGCTCCACGTTGTTGCCCTGCCCGGATACGCGCACAATCAAATCGGCCACCGGCTTGGTGGTGTAGTCGGGCCCGCCGATCACCAGCGTGCCGTCCGGCTCCAGCCACGGCCACAGCCCGTTGGCCTCGGCATACTGCGCCAAGGCATCCCAAGCGCGGCTGCCCGGCTCGATCTGCACTTTGTTGGTGCGCGCGGTTTGCGCCGCATCGATGCGAATTTTGCTGATGCCCAAGGGTTTGACGATGGTGTCGATAATCTGCTTTAAATCCATATCCTGCGCGTTAAAAATTGGGCAGGAGCAATCCAACAGGATGCCGGCATCGTCGCGGCCGGAAATAGTGAGCGTTTTTTGCCCTTTGGCGGTGGTGGTGCTCACGCGGTCGATGCGCCCGCTCAATACGGTATCCTCACCCACCCGCACTTCCACCGTATCGCCCGGCTGTACTGCATCCGGTTTGGCGTCCACCGGCCGCCCAAGGGTTACCTGAAAATCATCGGCCGGGGTGAGGAGGTCGCTGTCGATGTCGTAGTCTGTCCACTGGCTGTGGGTTTTGCCTGCAATCAAGAGGCTTACGGTGTTATTGGGCGTAGGCATTTAATACGGTTCCGCGGGTGATAAAGTTGGGATGGCTGATACTCGGATTGAGGCGCAGCAGCTCGGCTTGGCGGCTGTGGTCGCCGTACCATAAAAAAGCCAGCAGGTGCAGGCTGCTGTCGGTCGGCACCACCTTTTGCACCAAGGGCGGGCGCAGGTTAATCAAGGCCTGTGCCTGCTTTTGCAGGGTATGCGCCAACGTGCGCACGCTGTCGGCCAATTCGGCGCTGCCCTCCAAATAAGGCTGCTGCGGCAACAGGCGGCGCTGTTCCAGTTGGCGGTAGAGCTGCTCGGGGTCGGGCGGGTTGTCCTGATACAGCGAGAGCAGCAAGGCGGCCAACTGTTCGGCCTGCTCGGCGCTAGCGGAGAGCATCATCACCGCCAAGCGGTTGGCGGCCAAAGCGCTGTTGAGCTGGGCGCGCACATCGGCCAGCAGGCGGCTGATTTCCGCCGGCGTAAGTTCGGGCTCGTCTTGTTCGGCGGCGAAAATATCCGCCAGCTCTTTGGCCAGCGCGGTGCTGCCCACAATGGCAATCGCTGCCGTGAGCGCGGCCACATCCGGCAAGGCGGCCTGCGAGCGGGCGGGCGTGGCGCCGTTATCCAAGCCCTGCCGATATTGCCACGGCACGGCGGCGGCCGTTTTGGTGCCGCCGGCCAAATCGCGCCAGCCGGACAGGCTGCTTTGTGCCGTGCGGTGCATTCCGGCCAGCGCGCCAAACACGCCTTTGAGTTCGGTGAGCAGCACGCGCGGGCTGTTGAGCAGGTTCAGGCTGCCTGAAAATATCCCGTTCACTTGGCCGTACAGCCGCCCGACTACGTTTAACACCGCCGCGTGAAAATTGTTCCAACGCTGTTGTAGGTTGCGGATTTTTCCCAATCCCTTTTCCAGTACGGCGAAACCCTGAAACGCAGCCAAGTCGGCTATCCAATCTACCTCGTCGGCCAAGGCCAGCGCCAGCTCGCGCCCGAAAAACGGCGCGGCAGCCACGCTCTGCTTGAAGCTGATATTGATTTCGGCATAGTCCGGGCTGTCCTCGCTGTGCCGCACCTCGAAATCGGCCACCACTGTGTCCGGCACGCTGCCGTAAATCGGGTGCACCAGCTCGCCGCTGCCATGTTCGCGCAGCACCTTGAGCAGGCGTTGCAGCCGCGCCTCGTAGTCGTCGCCATACAAAACGGCGGTGAGGTTAAATTCCAACGCCTCGCAGCCCGTGTCCTCAATATCCGAGCCGTCCACAAAAGGGTAACTGTGCTCGGCCAGCGCGTGCACGCCGCGCAGGGTGTCGGCAGTGGCCTCGAAGGCCACGCCCTTGTAACTGGCATCCAGCAGGGTATCTTGCCAACTCATCTGTTAATTCCTTCTATTATCGCGCTCGGCGGCTTGCGATACGGCGGCGGTGATATTGCCGCCCGACACCGATACGGTTACCGGCACCGGCTGCCGCGCCGCTGCGGCCAACAGCCCCGCCGCCGTGCCCATCAGGCGCGAAGCCTCCAAAAACTGGGCGGCGGCCTGCTGGTTGTGATTGACCGCCTGTGCATATTGTTCGCTGGATTGCTGATAGGTTTGCGATGACTGCTGGATTTGCTCCGCGCTTTTTTGCAACTCCGGGCTGTTGAGCGGCGAATGCAGCATTGATTGCCCGTAACGTGGGGGCAATTGGCGCATCCTCCCCGCTTCAGCCCCGTCGGGCAGAAATGGGTTGGCTGCCCGGAGGGACTTGGGATAATTAAATAATGATGAGAATGATGATGGCTGATTGTTGCGCTGCTGCCATGATCGGCGCATCCTAGCCACTTCTTCAATTTCTCCGGCATTCAGTTCTTGTGAATGCAGCAACAGGCCGAGGCCGAAATTAAAACGTGGTGCGGCAGTCAGCGCCTTGCCACCCAATTTAAACGCCCCACGCCCCAAGTCGGCAGCCCCTTTGGCTGCTCCGGACAGCAAGTTGCCTGTTCCCTTGGCCGCACCGGACAACATATTGCCCGCCCAGCCAGAGCCGCCGGGTATAAAACCTAAAACACCCCTGCCGGCAGCTGCCGCAGCAGCCGTCCAGCCAGCACCGGTGGCCACTTGGGCTTGGGTTGGGTTTTGCTTCGCCCAGCGGCCGAGCGCATCCATGCCGCTGCCGATTTTGTCGCTCAAGCCCTTGAACACCCCATATTCAGCATCGCTATAAGCTGCTTTGGCACGCTGCGCCTGCAATCCCGAACCCTGCATCAGAAAATCAAAGTTACCTGCCACCGCACCGCTGGCATTGGCTTGTCCCTGCTTGAGCCGGTTCGCTTGGTCGGCATTGTTCACTAACGCGAGCAAAGCCATTAAAGCTTGACGGTCAGTCACTAACTGGCCGATGGCCGTACCGTCCACTAAGGCTTTTTGGCTCTCCAGCAATTCCAGCTTGGCCTCGTCGCCCTTAGCGGCATTGATTTTCTCCATCAATACGCGACTGCGTTCATCCTTGGCAATCAGTTCACGGGCGATATCCACCACCGCATCCAGCGAGTTCATGCCGTCGGCCTGCCGCTTGTTCATGGAGGCCGTAAAATCAAAGCCTTTTTGACCGTTGATGGTGATGCGTTTGGCGTGGTTGGCAATATCCGGGCTGGTCAGTTTGGCCAATAGATTGACCACATTATTGCCTGCTTCGTCCGTGCTGCCGGCCGACATAAAGCTTAGTTGGTTGGCATTGAGCAGGGAGGAGAAGTTTTCCAAGGTCGGCGCCATGCCGGCGTTTTTCATTGCCGCCAACTGTTGCGGCAGCCAGCGTGCCATATCCTTAAACTCGAAACCGCCGTCAGCACCGGACTGCACTGCGCGGTCTAACAGCTCGGGGATATCGGCCTCCTTGAAGCCGGCCTGCAAAGCTTTAGCGATAAAAGTAGATACCTCTTCGCCGGAAGCATTGGCGGCAGTGGCGGTTTTCATGATGGTGGGCAGCAGTCGTTGGGCTGATTGGCCATCTACTGCGCCGCTGGAAATCAGGGTGCTAAACGCCGCCAGCGTGTCTTCGCGGCGGGCGGCTCCCTCGTAGGCCGCACCCATCACGGCACGGTTGATGTCGTCCATCCCGGCCTGCCGCTCGGCCATACTCTTGCCGGCGTAGGCCACATTGGTTACATGGCGCAGCTCGGTGTCGTAATCCATCGTGCGCCGTACCGGTTGTGCCAGCACATAACCACCGGCCATTAAGGCCGCGCCGCCCCGGGTAACGGCATCAAAAGCCCTTCCGCCGCCGCGCATCATGCGCTGCCAGCGCCCCATCTGTCCGCTGCTGCTGCGCAATTCGTTATTCAGGCGGCGGATGTTTTGACGGTTGGCTTCCGCCGCCCGCGCCAGCTCGCGTTGCGACAGCGTGCCGGAGCGAGCCAAACGGTTGTAGGCCGCCTGCGTGAGCTGCATTTCACGGCGGATTTGCTGCTCGGAGCGGATGCCGAGCCGCTGGTAGGCATTGATGGCCTGCTGCCGCTGCCGAGATGCCTGCGCCCAAGCGCGGCCTTGTGCCGAGGCGCTGCGCTCGGTCTCATTCATTAACCGCCGCAGCCCTTGACTGGCGTTATCTTTAAACTTGGCAATCAGCTCTAAGGTGTTACTGCTCATGTTTCTTCACTCGCTTGCTGATAAAGGTGGTGCCGCTGGATTTGCCCGGCGGCGCGGCGGTTGGTTTGGCAGCCGGGGTCGGTACGGGAATAGGTACCACCTGATAGGCTGACAGCAACTGGCGCGCCTGCCGCATAAAGCTGTTGAGCTCCGGCAGCGTCATGGCCAATACCCGCTGCTCGGGCAAGCCGAAGCGCCCCAGCATCAATACGGCTAAACGGTAGCGGTCGAGCTTGGGCGCAGACGCTTTTTTGCCAACAGCTCTTGGGCAAAAAACAGGGCATCGAAATCGGTGGCGACCAAGCCGTCGGCCAAAATATCGGCACTGATTTGTTCTGCGGGAATATCGCCCAAACGGTCGAGCGACAGGGCATAGCTTTCCAACAGTCGCGCCTGCCCCTTCAGCTGTGTGTCAATAGCCATATCCTCGCGCACCGTGAGCAGGTGCATGGCAAAATCGTAGTGCCATGCGCCATTGTGCAAAATGCCATATTTCAGACTGCCTGAAACCGTTAGGCCGTCTTCGGCCACGGTGAGGTTAAATTCCGCTGTCGCATTATCCAGCGGGTCGGTAACAGAGGTTTGGGATTTTTTGTCGGACATAAGAAAAGCCTTTAAACGTGGATTAAACCGAATAAAAATGTAGGTTTAATTATCGTTTAAAGGCTTAGGGGGAACTTGTTGAAACAATTCACAGGGTCGCTAGATGGCTCTCCTTACAACCATAGTCACGTCCTTACTTCCAGCGATAGCCGTATATGAATAATCTCCTAATACAACCTGTTGTTTGCTATACCCTGTTTTATTACTTTCATTTAATGCAGTAGTAAACATTCCTGCCAACTCTTTCCATTCAGGCCGTTCACCTACCTTTTGAGAACCATGTATCGCTGCCAGCACCTGCATTGCAGCAATAGAGCGGTTAAAATTAACTACCGTATCTTGTGTGTTTTGGTAGGATACAGTTACACCCATTACATTTTTTCCGGTTGGATCGGTAAATACGCCAACAAATCCAAACTCCATATCCATCATTACCAATATGCCGCACTCATCATTGGTAATATCTTGTTTATAAATAGTATATGGTTGTTCTATCTGCTTTAAACCTGTTACCATGTTTTGTGTAAATTGGTCTAGTGATATACCTATCTGTGCTGTGTTACATCCAGCAGGCACCTCTCCCAATGGCAAATTAGCCGGCATCTGCTGTTCCTGCCCGCCGCAGGCGGCTAGACCGAGAGTGATAAGCACGCCGCACAATAGTTTTCTCATTTTCTCTTCTCCATAAAAAACCCTGCCGAATCGGGCAGGGTTATATTTTATAATTTCTTAACAAACTACTCCAGCACCTTGCGGATGGCAAAGCCGGTGATGTCGATCACCATCTCGTTGTCCACCGTGTAGCTTTCGCCCACCTCGGTCACGCAAAAGCCGAGATAGCTGGTGGGTTTTGCACCGGGCACGTCGGGCACCAGTGAGATTTTGGCGTCCTCGATGCTGCCCCAGTTGATGGCGGTGCCGTCGGTGGGCATCACGGCGGTGGCGGTGATGTCGTATTGGCCCACGCCGCGGGTGAAGCCTTTGGTGCGGCGGCTGCGGTTCATGGTTTTCACGGGCTTGCGGCCGGTGCTGTCTTTGACGTCGATTTTGGTGATTTCCACCTCCGCCGCGTCGAGATAGAGGGTTACGCTGCCGATGTATTCGGTACTCATGTTTTATGCTCCTATAAATAGAGGTCTACCACCATGCCGACCACGTGCAGGCCGTTCACTACGTCGGATGGGATGCGCACGTCCAGCATGTTCACGTTTTGCTTGTCCCTCTCCACGATGAGGTTGGGCAGGTTGGCTTCCACCTGCTCTAAAATCTCGAGCTCTTCGCAGCGCATCAGCACGTCGATGAGTTCGCTGCGCACCCGCGCCGGGGTTTTGTCGGAGAGTTTCTCGCGCGGAAAGCGCAAGGCCACGCGCTGGATGCAGGCTTTGCTCACGTAAATCAGGGTGCGCACGGTGGTCACATCCAGCAGGCTCTCGTCGGCGGTGCCGTTGGCGGTTTTGGTGTAAGTGGTAATCGCCCGCACAATCTGCGCCCGGCTGCCGTCCGGGCTGGTTTCCACCGGCGCCACGCCGTTGTAGAGCGCGTTTTCCTGTTCGGCACGCATGGTTTTGTCTTTGCTGTCGCACAGGCCGATGCCTTCCAAGGCCAGCGTGTTCAAAGGGCGGGCGGGGTCTTCTTCACTCGCCATCACGGAGGCAAAAGCTGCCGCCAGTTCGCACGGCAGGCTGGGCGTGCCGCGATACCAAGCGCAGAGCATAAAGCCGTTGTTGAGTTTGCCGGCCAAGGTGGTGGCGGTGGCCAATGTGCCGCTGTCGCCGTACACGCCGACGGCCCAGCGTTTTTCGGTCGGTGCGCCGACTTTTTCGAGGTGGGCGCGCAGTTTGATGAGGTTGGCCTCATCACTGATGCCGCAGGCAATAATGTCGTGGCCTTCGGCAATTACTGCGGTGAGCGCGGGCTGGATGTCGGGATTGGCTGCGCCGCCTGCCATTGCCGTAACGGCAGTGGTGATACCGGCGGCGGTACAGTCCGCCAGGATACGGATGATATTGCCTTCGGTGCCTTTGTTTTTCGCGGTGATGGTCACCACGCCGGCGGCTTCGGCGGCAGATACGGGCAGGCCGGGCTGGGCAGTAATGGCAGCTTTGACGGCTTTGCCGACGGCGGCAGCGCTGTCGCCGGCCGATACGGCCACCATTAAAACGTCGGCGTTACCGATGCCTACGCGCAGCACCCCCTGCGTGGTGGCGTTGCCGGTAATGGTAATTTTACCCACAGCAGCCACACCGGCGCTGTGGTCGGCCAGCGTGATGATACTCAAGGCGGCATTGGCGTAGGCTTTAATGGCGGCATCGGCCATCAAATGTGCCTGACTGCCCGCACCGTATCGCTCGGCCACTTCGGCGGCGGAATATACATCCGTCAGGGCGGATACTGCGCCCAAGTCGGTGGTGTGCTGGGCAATCAACAGCACGCGCTGCCGGTTGGTGGGCAGGTTGCGCATGGCGCGTTTTAAATTCCACTCAGCATACACGCCGGGTTTGCGCGTAGATGCCGGGATTTTGTCAAAGCTGATGTTGGTGCTGGCCATTATTTGTCTCCTTTGGCATTTTGCGGATCAGATTCGGGCTCACGTACCAAGTCACCACACTCGAGGCAGCGCAGATAATAGGCACTCTCCTCCACGGCGACGGCCTGATGCTCGTCGATATAGCGGTGTGGATTGCCTTCCATCGGCACTTTCAGGCCGGCGGCGGCTCTTACCAAGATACTCATGGTGTCTCTCCTGTTTTAACTTCCGCCTCGATGGCGGGGGTGGGGTTGTCGGGCGGCGCGTGCACATGCAGGTTCGCGCCTTTCAGTTCGGGGTCGGGCGGGCTGGTGGCCGCCTGATAGGTTACAAAGATTTGGTCGGGGTGCGGCGGCGATGGCGGGCTGCCCGGCGGCGGGGGTGGCGGCACTTGCGGCCAGCGGCCGTTGTCCAACGCCTCCTCGATCCAATGGGTGGCAAATTCGCAGGCATACACGCTCATCGCTTCCTGCCGCTCCATTCTGCCGTTAAACAGGGTGCGCACCGCGCGCGGTTGCAGCTTGTCGATGGCCAAGCCTAAATCCTGATTGGCCAGCAGGCGGCGCACTGCGTAAATCAGTTGGTAGCTGCCGATTTCCCAGTGGCCGATGCCGCCGGCGCGGCTGGCTGCCTCGCTCCGTAGGGAGCGGGCGGCTACCATCACCACAAACTTGGCTTCGGCCTTATGCTTAGTGCGGCTGGTTTGAACGGCTGCGGTTTTGTCGATGCCGGCAAAAGTTACCCAAGCAGCGGGCAACTGCTGCACCACCTGATACAGCCCCTCGTCGTCCAGCTCGCCGCCGTAGCTGTGCACGCCGGTAACCAGCTTGCCCATGCCTTGGCGCAGGCGCTGCACGATGGCAGCCTCAATAAGGGCGATCACGGCCGAATACCTTTTGCTGGGGCTTGTTAAATATCACGGTGTCGCCGATACCGAGCTGGCCGTTTTCAGGCAGCCCGCTGATGGTGGCCGTGCCGCGCGCCACCTGCTTGAGGTAGTCGATGGCGTTTTTGTAGCGGGTGTCCATGTCATCGTTACCTTGGCGCATACCGGTAGCCAAGCGGTAGATGGCGATGTCGCAGCAGTACACCGTCAAGAGGCGCGGAATCTGCGGAAACGGCCGCGTGTAGCGGTTCAGGTAGCCGTCGATTTCGGCAGTGGCGTCCAATAGCGCCTGCTGCGCGATGTCGGCATTGATTTGGCCGCGCCGCTCTAAGTCGGTGAGCTGCAACACGGTGTTGTCGCCGTAGCGCAGGCACAGTTCGTCGAGCGTGGCATAGCTGATCATTGCGGCACGTCCTCGTCGTAGGCGGCATCGGGCGTCATCAACACCACGCCCTGTACCGTCAAATTCGGTTCGGCCAATAAACGCTGCCAATCGGCCTCGTCCATTGCGCTGCGTTCCACAATGCGGATTTCGCGGGTAAATTCGAGGCCGCAGCGGTAAAACCGCGTAGCGTTGCGGGTTTTAACGGCCACCATTTCCGCGCCCTCAACCGGTGCTTCGCCGCTGGCCACCGGCACCAATACCGGCTGTGCAGGCGGGTTGGGCTGCTCGGCAAGGACTTCTTCGGTTTCGGCTTCGTTTGGCACGGTGTTGGGGTGGTTTTGCTGCTGTTCCAGCTGGTTTTCGGGCAGGTTGTCCTGCACCTCCGGCTGATGCTCGGTTTGGCCGCCTTGCGCTTCTTGCTGCTGCTCTGGCGGATTGTCCGGCGTATCTTGCAGTGACTTTTGCACTGCCTCTTCTTCAGGGTTGTTTTTTGCCATTTTATTTACTCCAAAACGGCGGCCTTTAAACCGGTAAAAAGGCCGCCAAAAAGGGGGTACAACAGCAACAGGGGAGA